AACCATTTCCCATGCCATCGACCTTATGGGCTACTGGATACTTGCCACCGATGGGCAAGAAACCGTATTCATGACGAACTGTTGGTGTGTATAAAGATTCAATCAGAGAGAAGATACCGAATGTGGTCAAAATTGCTGTTGGTGTCTCATTTGGGCCAGTGTCAGAAATCGCGTCATACATGGTTGCGAGTTTTGAGAGTGAACCGACTGCGGAAAAGTTTGTATTTACACCATTCATGAAAGGATATGTTGCACGGGTCACACCATTGAGTGTGCCGTAGTTTGTACCATCATCACAAATCATGTCTAAGGAATCTGGCTGATTGCCTGTACCTGTGCCAGCGACAATTGCGGTAGAGAGATCTTGCACCATTTCATCTAAGATGTCACCGTATTGAAATGCGTCATAATCAACTGCTGCATTATATTGTCTGCCGAATGCTTCTGAAAGAATCTTCACGAGAGGCATACTATAGAGTGTTCTATTCGCTTGCTGTTGAATCGTGACTGCTTCGTCTGCACTGTTGAGTGGCTCAGCACCTGTTACCCATTGACCTTGTGTGCGTCTGAGTGCTTTGGTTGTCTTTAAAAGTGTTGCAACGTTGAAATCTTTTGCTTTGAACAATGCGCGGGACGCATATGTCGTGGAGTTTAAAAGGGCATCAATAACAGTCGAAAGCTCTTTCGCGTAGTTAAAGTTAATGACGTTAGACTTGTATTGTAGTCCGTCTCCGCCGGCCCAACCTGTTGTAACTGCTGCCATAAAGCTCCTTCTGTACCAAAAATTGACATAAAAAAACCACCCTATTGGGTGGAATTAAATAATCCGTTGATTGGCGTTATTGTAACACGTTTTTCACACTGTCAACATTAGAAACCGAACTTGGCCCGTCTATTTTCTTGAACTTCTTTATACGTGAGTGTCCGAGCATTAGACCCAGCAACGGAATTGCCTAAGACGGGAGCTGATGCGCCCGCGGGTTGTTTTGTGTAATACTTCTCGATCGTTCGTGTGAATGAGGATGTTTTCCCCTCTTTGACTAAATTATCATGAAGTGTGCGTGCTGCGGCAAATGCGGTGATCCCGGGATCGTTCATTTCTTCTACTGTAGGAGATGGGCCTTTGTTCGTTTGATAGGCATACAATTTCTCTTTGAGTCCTGGAGTTTGAATATCAGGGACGATGCCATCACTTACAGCATCCTTCCATTGATCAGATAAGTTTTTCCAATCTCTTGTGTTTTCATCTTGGGTTTTCGCGTGTGCTTGTGCTTGAAGTTCTAATTGTTTAGTGTTCTCACTTTGACGATCAGCCTGAATCTTTTGAAATATTCTCTCTTCAGCGGTAGATAAAACTTTCTCTAAATCCTCTTTGCGAGCAACTTCTCCCCAACGGGTTGGTGGGATGTCTTCAGGTGGCTTTTGACCTGTTAGAGACGACACTAAAGACGCCTTCATTTCTTCCATTTTTAAAGCGGCTTTTTGTTCTGCAATTTGTTCAACAAGTTTGGGGTCAAAGGTCAAGGCGTCGGTCATAGTGAATGTCCTTTATGGATACTTCGCTATACCGCAACTTCCCCGAAAGGGGCTACACGACAACTTCGATACGAGAAGTATACCATATCTAACTCATTGGGGCCTGAGTCCCTGGCGCCATTTGAATGTTCGGCATTGTTGATGACTGATCCTGAGACTCTTGAGGTGCTTGATCTGTTTGTGGTGCGTTTTGATCTGGATGATCTGGATCTTGTCCGGCTGGCATCCCTTGGCCTGGTTGTACTGGCCCTGGCACTGGCCCCTGTCCCTCATCTGCTAAGTATTGTTGATAGTACTGCATGGGAGCAGCTTTCTGGAGGAATGCTCGTTTCGCGCGTTCTTTCGGGTCTGATTGCTCCGTATCCTCGTAGTAGGACAGGATATCTCCTACACCTAATTCCATATTCTTGACGGCTAAGGTTTTACGCATCATCTTATCCACGCCTGATGCTGAGACGACGGCGACAAACCCCTCTTCAACAATATTTTGTGAGAGTGCGATAGAGAGAGATTCACCATCTTTACCTGCGGCATCAACTAAGTGTTCTTTGGTATAAAAGACCCGTATCATCTGCATGGACCATTGAGCCATCCACTCCGCTGCAGCATTAATAGTCTTTTCGACCATGTGATCAAGCGCGCCAAAGTCAGCTTCACGAAACATCTGTGCTTCACCAAGTGTTTGATCACCTTGTTGCACACCACGTGTCGTATTCCCGACCATCATCATTTCAAATGCAATGGAGCGGTTTTCAGATTTACTCTGATACAGTTGTGAGGGAGCAGCGGGCATTGATATGACCCCATAGGCCTTATTAATGTCGTCCCCATTAACACTGATTGCTTGATTCGTATTATGCCAGTCAATGGCTTTAGCCACATCCTTATCAAGGGCATCTGAATTGAGCATGAGCTTTCCTGCACTTTGCTCATTCATTTGAATGATTTGTGTTCCCTCTTTATTAATGTGATCTTGAAAGTAGAGAATTTGTTCAACACGATTGGTCGCATCAATCGGATCTTGACCCAAAGACTCGTAGACCATAAAGAAGTAGGGCTTGCGAGGATTTTTAAAATAGTTGTAATAAATGGTATCTGTCTTTGGTGTTCCAAAGAGAAGTTCTGCCATTTCTTCTTGTGATGGTAAGCCTTTTTCTCTGACTTCCTTACTAAAGAGATGGGTTTTTCCTTCGTAATCAAAGTAAGGGTTTCTCATTTTCCCTAAGACAAAAGTGCCATATTTCCACACCACAGCATTAATCTTTTCCCATTTCTTTTCTCCCATAATCAGAGTGTCTTTATACCAGTGAAACCACACCTCAGTAATTTTATACTTTGAGGCCATGTGTTTCTCTGAGGAGTCAGGGGCGGTACGCTCAACTAATCCTAAGTACTCTAAAAATTCCTCTTCCTTTTTCGGAAACATCATACAAATATCTTTTAGGGTGAGTTCCGCTGACTCAGCAACAAACTGCATATCATCGGCATTGTTTGTTTTACAGGTGTGATCCCAAACAATGTTTGTCGGATATACATTAAGAAATTCATAATTGCCATCACTGCCTAGCTCTGTATTCCATCTCGCCTTAATTACTGAATAGAAGAAAAGCTGCTCATGGACATGCGCTTGATCAAGTAATTCTCTACTCGCTCGACGATTAATATCGGTGTTAAAGACATCGGTGAGTGTTTTAGCTGATTGAATCGATGACGGGTCACGACTCCCTGGTTTTACCGTGAGATCAGGCAAGCGTGATGAGGCAATGGGAAGGATACGACGGATACTTTCATAGACAACATTTTCAACATACGGATGAGAATAGGAGGGTATTTGACTTGGTTCGAACTGATCCCCTAAGTAGTAGCGTATGTTTTTCTCTTGGCGTTCTGGTAAGTGTTTTGCTTGATAGTAGGTCTCAGAATCTTTGATGCGGGTATTAATGACTTCTATAAATTCATCATCTTCGAGGTCAAGAGAAAGCGGGTCAGCGTCTTGAATTAGGGAGTCATGAAGGGTAAGGGCGTCTTGATCAAAAGGCATAAAAAAACCGACCACGAAAGGGTCGGAATTAAGTAATCCAGAGCAAATTATAGCACTGTTACTGATTCAAGGAACGAATGAAATAGAGGGTCCCACACTCTTTACACTGCACACTAATGGGCAGAGTTAGCATTTCATCCTCAACGCTATTGCCATAAATGAGGGAGAATATACGTCCCTGTGATGCCCAGAGGGGAGTTTTCGATTCACAAAACATACAGTAATGTTTCGTGTAATGTGTTTCATAGCGTAACACTGCGCTCACTTCTCGCCGCTCAAGTCCTGCTTTCTTGAGTTTTGCACTAATGGTGACAGACATTAGACCCTCCTAAATTGATTGCTAAATTCTTTAATATCGAGGCCCATCTCTTGTTGTTTCTCGTTATATCGCTTCTTAATAGGTTCAACTTTCCCATATGAATGGGCGCCAGGGCTTAGAGCGATAAACTTCACCTCTGAGAGAAAATAGCCGACATCGTCATAACAATTATGAACAATTAAACCACCATTAACTATGAAACCATGGAAGGGATGCTCTACACCAATATCATAAACATTCTCGCGCTTTTCTTCGTAAGTAACCGAGCGTAGTTGCTCGACTGCGTTGCTCTTTAGTGAGTTTTCTATTACCTTCTGCACAAGCCCCTCGTGCGTTTTGACTTCGTGCTTTCCGCATTTTTTCTGTTGGATGAGAGGAATGATAAGTGAGATGTTCGTTTTCTTTAATGAGTTGGAGATTGGAAAGGGAATTGTTTGATTTATTCCCGTCCCTATGGTGGATATTCCAACCATCTGGAATGGAGCTATTATAAAATTCCCATACAATTCTGTGCAGTCTTTTTGAACCTTTTGTTTTTTTTGTTTGATGTGAGTAGTAATTCCCACATTTATAGAATCTTTCACTATTAAAGATTTGGACTGTTTCGGACACAATGAGAGGATTAACGACCCCGTTGTCAGTTTTGAGGCAGTGATCCATCCATAAGGAGTGAGTATCTTGTGATTTGGAGTACATCGTAGAATCTTTCAACTTTCAGTAACTAA